AAATTGTCCAGGATTTGCTCATACAACACTATTAAGTCTAATTGCACCTACATCTACAGCAGAATACCCCCCTCCTCTCTTAAAAGTCCATATACCTTTAATAGTCTTCCCAGGAACCTCCCAACCAATTTGATCATCCCACAATAATTCTGCTGATTTTGTTGCATCTGGTTTACCGTTGGTATGAGCACCACCTCTATCAATTACTATTCCGGCACTACCTAACGATACATTACCGCCAGATACTGAACTTGTCTCACCGCTATTTAATACTATAGTATTGTCTGATATTTGTAAATTATTTTGTGAAACGTTGGTAATAGTACTAATTTGCACAGTCTCACCTAGAACCGTAAGGTTTCCTGTGATTACAACCGTGCCTGTAGTTACTCCGGTGTCGAAAGTAATAGTACCTGCTGTAGGAGTTTTAATGTAATAATCACCGGAAAGAACTAACTTGTCAGTACTCATGAACGATTCCTTTAAGCATATTTAGCGTTAATACACTCTTAGTTGAACTGTGTCTATTAGCACAGTTTCTCTGTGCGGGTAATATAGATGGCTTTGAAATCTTAGAGTTATGCCAAATGTCGGATCTTGTAACATTGCGGCTGTTAATTGATTTTCCCATAGATCATTAGGGCCACCGTAGTTTGTTACATTGTTAACTGGAACATGATTAAGATCGTCTAAGCCGTAATTGATTTTATTTTCGCCTATGAGATTTCCCTGGTAACTTAACTGTACCGTCTCATCCATAATACGGCCTTTACGTCTTACAGTTGTTTGTACTTCTATTCCGTTAATAGGATCTGTAATGCCTGTAATGTCAAAACCAGTGAAAGTGATATACCAAGTTTTTTCTCTACGTGGAGCATGTCCATCATTAGAAATATAAAGGATAGGCTTTATACTTTGGATAATGCCTGAACGATTTGCTAAGTCTGTATTAGGAATACTTTGTAAACGTCCGTGCTCGTCAACTGAGTTTATAACACCTGCTTGCCATTGTATATGTTCGTCAAACTCTGCGACCTGTGTTGTAATTGAAGGTAAGAACCATTGTGTTGTCATGCAGATATTTACCAAAGAAAAAGGGCCCTGAGGCCCTTTTTTGTTAGATTATAAATTAATCTTGTGTTTCAACTACTGCTAAAAATACTGGAAGATTTTGACCTCTTCCATTCAAGAAGTAGAAAGGACCTGTATAAGTTTGATGGAATTGCACTTCTGAACTCAGTCCACCAGTGTAAGCATAGCGTTTATTACCGTCCCAAACAAAACGATTAGATATTCTGCTGGCATACTTAACACCAGTACCTTGATAACCAAATGTAATATAGCCTTGTTTAGCGACTAGTGTGTTTGACTGAACAAGTGTAATTCTGGTTCTTGTAGTCTTGCCACCACTTACACTTTGTACATCAAATTGTTTACGCCCGTGTTGACGAACAATAAAGCCGTCGTTCTTTAAAACACCTGCGGCTGTTTTGTAATGTACTTGTAGAACACGTTTACTAACGTTAGTAGGAGTACCGCCTACACAGCCCATGTTAGTAAATGTAGTCGTACTAGTACTATTTTGCCATGTAACTATTTGTGGGTGAGTTGCTATATCACCTTGTATTGTTGCTCCAGGATATTGTACGTTATCATAGAATGCGATTTTAAATTTTGCCATTTTATTTCTCCTTAATGACCGTTCTATGGTCTACGCGGTGGGTCCGCATAAATCAACTAGACCGTTTATTTATATGTATGGCCAACAAAAAACGCCCCGAAGGGCGTTTTTGTTTTGCTTTGAGCAAGTCCGGATTAACGGAAACTTACTGTATTGCTTGTGATAGCAACCTTACCTAAGTAGTCAGCGGCGTTACCTAGAGAAGAAGCAGTGTTGCTCAACTCAACGTATCCGTAACGTGTTAGGAAGCCAACTACTGGCTCGAATGTGTTAGGATCTAACACAACACCAGAAGACATCAACGGAATGTAAGGGCAATAGAACGCGGCAGCATCTGCCTCGCTAGAACCTTTGTAACCGATTAGAATCTGGTTATTGTCGTCTGTATCAGACTTGTATGCGTCAACATAAATTCTCATGCTACCGTTCAATGTACCAACAAACTTAGTGTTTGTAGGTGCTTCGAATGTACCTTCTGTAGTGCGAGCAAAAGCAGAAGTTGTAGCAGACTGAAGAATTGTCAACGCTTGGTTGGAAACAACTGCCCAGTTAGCAGAACCACGACGTGTACGCTGAGCGATCAAGTTGCTTACGCGATTGATCTGAACAGCAAGAGCGGCGTGCTCGTCACCAACGAATGTAGCAGTACCAGAAACTAATGACTGGTCATATGTTTCTTCAACGCTAGCCAAAGCACGTAAAGAAGTTAGGATCTCTTGATCGATCTCAACTGTGATCTCTTGTGCTAGAGCGGCCATGATTTCAGCCTCAATGTCAATACCTTGTTGAGCTTGTGCATCTTGAGCAGCCTCAAATGTCCAACGTGCGCTTAGTTTGCGTGATTTGGCTTCGACTGGTGCTTTCAAGATTTGAATGCTCATACGCTTACCTGGTTGTCCCTCAAGAACTGAAGTGGCACTAGCACGTGGTGTAGTGTCATTGTTGTTACCAGAATAAGCACTAGCAATCTTAAATGGGCTCAATGCTTCTTCACCTGCTACGATACCATCGCCACTGCTGGTATCAGCATAACGAACACGTAGTGTGTGAATTTGACCAACAGGGCCAGTCATTGGCTGAACGCCGATGATTTCGTTGGCAATAACTGTTGGCATAACACGACGAATAACTGGAAGAATCACACGGTTTAGTGTAGCGATATTACCAGAACTTGTCGCACCGCTTGTAGCGGCTTCTGCTAGATACTTACGAGTGTTCTCCAAGCAAACGTTCATCGATGCTTTACGAGTACCTGATAGACCTTCAAGCAGAGCGTCTTTGGTCTCTGACCATCTTTCATTTAATAATTGTGACATTTTATGTCTTCTCCTTGAATATTAAATTATTTTAGTCCCGCTAATTTGCGGATATCTAAAATGTTATCTAAGCCTACCTGAGGCTGATTTTTTACTTCGCGATTACCTGTAACTGCTTGACCTTCAGTTAAGACAGCCTTTTGGACTGCGGGCTTAACTACCTTACCTTCCATTACGGCTGGCAAGTATTTGTCAAACGCTTCAGTAAGTTTTTGTGTCTTTGTGGACTCAAGCAACTCTTTCATAATCGTTTTCTGTTCAGCACTCAGTGGTGCTAGTAACTCACCCATTACAACTTTACGTTCCATTAGGTCTTTAGCAATGCGAACTTCGCGTTCCTTAGACTCAACAACACGTTGTTTCTCTGTAATGGTATTTTGTGCTTCGGCTAACTCTGCATCTTTCTTTTGAAGAATCTTTAACAATTTACTTGTTTCAGATTTTTCATTTAGATAACTTGTAGAATACTCCTGGGCAAACGCTTCAAACATACGACGACCAAATGCGTTACGGCGAGCAGATTCAATGTCTTCTTTCAATTGAGATAACTCAGTTGTAAGTTTCTTTGTAACTGTCTCTTGTACCAATCCGGCGCTTCTTTGAATAAAACGCTGTTTTACCTCATCGAACTTCTTCTTTGCTTCACGTACTAACTTCACTTTCGCTTCTGCTAGTTCACGCTTGTCTTGACTAAATTCGTTGATTTCTCTTGCTAGAGCAGTTACAATGAACTGTTCTAACTTAGCAAAATTCTCTGCAACCTTTTGACGGTCGTTTTGGAATTCTCCTAATTCTTTTCCTAACTGACGAATAACAAATGCTTCCATCATTTTAGAATCATTTGCCATCTTGTGTTGATAAGCAACTTTGGCTTCCACCAAACCTTTCTTATCTTCAACAAGTTCAGCCATCTCTGCGGCCAATCTATCGCCCACCATTTTGTCAAGTGACTCAACAATATGACGTCTATCGTGTTCATATTTTTGAGCAAACTCTTCACGTAGTTGAGCAGTGACTTGGTCGCGATTTTCTTGAATCTTAGTGTTGAAAGCAATCTCTAGTTCAGAACCTACGTCCTCACCTATAACACCACTTTCGACTAACCTCTTGAATGCGTCCATCATCGCTTTTTCTCCTTAGGTTTTTAAGCCATTTATGATACTCAGCATGGCCTCGCGGACATACTTTTCTGCCTTGGGATCTTTTTGTACCTCCTGCGCAGTCCTAAATGCTCTATAACCACCACGACTATTCATCAGGTGTTCATAAATTGGTGTAGGATATGCTCCCGGCGCACTTGGTTGAGCAACTATATCAACTGTGATGATCTCAAACTCGGATACTTGGCCGTTACCTTCGTTAACGTTTCCGCTACCTCTGGAACTAACACCAAGTTTTACACCGCTTTCAAGCATAGTCTTTACTAGATTACCCATTGGGGTAGGAAGGATTTTCATCTTTCCATAACCATTAGGACCGTCCATCCACATATCTGTGATCATGTGTGACACACGGTCCAAGTTTACTTTTAAGTCTTCAGGATGATCAACCTCACCTAAAACAGAGTAACCGTTTTGTATTTGGTCGTTAAGCGTTTTTACTGCAATGGTAATTTCATTCACAGGGTAAACACGCTGGTTAGCGTTTCTGATACCGCCCTGAATTGCAATGCCTTTTAAGTACAGACTCTTGCCTTCCTGACCTTCAACAGACTCTACCACGCATCGCGCTTGATCAAAACTTAAATGTTCTCTTAGGTAAGATATTTTCATTATTAAGCGTTCCTGTTAGGTGCGCCTGTTATTGGGCTCTTGGTATTGACAGACCCAGTTTGACCTGCTTTGTCACCTTTACCCGTTCCCCATCCTTGTCCTTCTCCGCCGCCGCCTTTCTTCTCAGCGCCATGTCCGCCACTAACTTTACCTAGTGCTGAACCTGACTTCATGCTAGAATTGGCCTTGTTAGAGA